CCGCCGGCGGTTGGGTTGAATCGGCAGACGTCGATGAAAGATGAAGCCATGGCTATGCGAAGGTGAAGACGCCGGCGCTCGGATCCAGCGCCACGGTGAAGCTGTTGCCGTTCGTGACGTTGATCTCCGCGCCGTAATCGTACCAGCCAATGAGCGGATCGGCCGGCGAGGTCGGTGTGTCGTTGTAGAGCACGGCGTAGCGGAATTGCGCGATCGATCCGCCCGAGGCGGTGAAGACGACCGGCGACAGCACCAGCTTGTAGGTGCCGCTCGACTGGTTGCCGGACACGAACGCGGCCGCCGAGCCGCCAGCGGTGTAGCCGCTGCCGGCCGAGATCTCCGTCAGATCGGCTTTCACCGCATTGGTAGCGACAGGCGCCACGTCGGTGAGCATGATCTTGAGCGTGTCGGAGTTCAGATTATGAACCTTCGTCGCCATGTCCTTGACGAACTGGTTGAACTTGTTGAATGCGGCCACTATTGCGCTCCCATCGGTGCGATGCCGACGATCTCACCCGTCTGGGGATCGCGGATCAGCCTCTTCGGCGTGTTGAAGGCGGTCGCGAGCGTGTTCATGTCGCGCCGCATTTCCTGCATGAAGGCCATGATCAGGGCCGCGCTGTCGCCGCTCCGGCTTTGCACCGGGTTGCCCTCGGCATCGGTCGGCGGCGGCGCCGTGAGCGCCTTGATCATGGCGCTGTGCTGCGCCTCTTCCGCCGCGATCTTCATCTTGACTTGGCTTTCAGCCTGCATCTGCGCAATCTTGGCGTCCGATTGCTGCTTGTCGTTCGCGATCTTGGCCTGCGCCTTGTCGTTCTCGAGCTTGAGCTCGGCATCGCGCTGCTGCTGCTCCGGATCGGGCTGCTCTCCGGCCTGCTTGATGCTGTCCGAGATGTCCTTTTGCGCCGAGGTCGGCAGCGGCGAGTATTTGAGCAGCGCAAGCCATGTCGCGGGCGGCAGCATCTTGCCGATGACGGGCAAGATCTGCTGGAGCATCGCCCAAGTGGCCTCTTTCTGGTTCGCCGAGGTCGGGCTCTCGTCCACGATCACGTCGTATTGGGTCGAGCCGTTGAACGCACCCTCCTTGATCAGCGGCACGAACTGTGCCTCTTCCGGCCCCTCGATCTTGATCAGGCGGCCGTCGGAGAGATAGTGCTCGATCAGGTATAGCATGAGCCGGCCCTGCTCCTTGCGGTACCGGCGCAGGCTGTCGAATAGCGGTTGAAGGATCGTCAAGGCCGACTGCTTGCGCTGAAGGTCGAGCGCCGCGGCCTGGCCGGCAGATTGCTGCATGCCGAGGATCTCGACATTGACGCCGGACACATCGCGGAGCGACTGGTTGGCGTATTGCATCAGCTCGAACGAGCCCTGCGGGAACTGCGACACAGGCTTGGCGATGAATTTCGGGTTGGCGCCAGAAAGCGCGCCGCTCTTGAGATAGGTCACCTGGTCCTGGTGCGCCCAAGAGGACTCGCCGGCGGCATCGTTGTCGAAGAACCCGCCCCGCTCGACGGCAATGCCGCCCTTCGCGGTCGTGTTCATGATGTGCATGGTCTGCGACATCCACTTGTTCGACCAGCGCGCGGGGTCCTTCATCGCGCGCACGATGCCGAAGAAGCTGTTCTTGTTCCGGTCGCGCTTGCCGGTCATGCACTTGAAGGAGAAATGGTCCTTGCAGGGCGCGTCGCCGACCTCGAGAAGCACATTGCCGAGATAGGCCTGCCGGTAGACCTTGCGGGTGGTCTTGGTGAACTTCAGTTTAGCGCCAACCATCTTGGCCTTGGTGCTGAGCTCCTTGAACTCGTCGGCGTCGAGCGTCAGGATGGACTGCGGGTTGGTCGGGTCGAGCACCAGATAGGCCGGCACGCGCTCCCACCACTGGATGCGGACCATGGTCACGCAATCCTCGTCGCCATCGTCCTCGCCGGTGCGCTCCTCCTTGTCATAGGAGCGGTTGTTGTTGTGGTGCGGCTCCTCGCCGTCCTTCTCGCCGCCGAGCCATGTGGCGTTATAGTCGCTGTCCTCGAACGGGCGATCTGGATCACCGGGGCACAGCGCGCGCGCCTCTTCGATCGGCACGTCGCGGCGGATATGGAAGACGCGGCGGGTGTCCACCAGATTGCGCTTGCGCGCGCCGCTGTCCCAGCCCATTTCGAGCGGGTCGATGCGGTCGATCTTGGGGTCGCCCTCGGGGTTGTCTTCGTAGTCGAGCCGGGTCTCGGTCCAGCCCATGCCGCAAACGACCATGTCGCGGAAGGCGTCCGATTCCTCGTCCTCGGCGTCGCACTGCTGGCGAAACCACTTCGCGGCCGATGTCAGCAGCTCGTTCTTCTTCACCACGCCCTGCGTGCGCGGCAGAAACTGGACCTCTTGCCGGTTCGCGACCTCCTGGCCCGCGACGCTATCGACGGTCGTCCCGATGCGGTTGAAAATGACGATCGGCCGCTTGGCATCCTGCAGGATGGCCTTGTCGTCCTCGCTCAGCTGCTCGCCGGCTTCGAAGTCGAAATCCTCACGCGCCTCGCGGCGCCAGTTGACCTGGCCCTTGCTGTTGTAGTCGAGCTTGATCCAGCCCTTGAGCTTGGAGAACAGCGCGTCGGCGTCCGAGGGCGTTTCCGCTGCCTTGTCGCTGCCGCCGCCGTAGCCGTCCGCGTCGTTCAACATTCAGCAAATCCCAATGATAGGGATCGATGGTAACACCGGCGCGGAAATGAATTTCGTTTCACGTGAAATTACACGCTCTGCCACGAGCCGCCGCCGCGCGAGCGCAATCGCGAATAGGGCACGTGAGCCGTCGGCGCATACGGCGCCTCGTAGCAGATCGCCATGAGGCCAAAGCTGTCCGCGGCGTGCGAGCTCCAGTCGTGGTCGGGCCCAAGACCGATATTGCGGGTTTCGTCCTTCTTCTCGTGATAGTACCCGAGCGCATTGAGGCCGCCCTCGACGGCCGGCGTCTCGGAGAACCAGCAGAACGGGAAGACGCGCCTGGTCGCCTCCACGCGCATCATGGCCGCGCCGGCGCCCTGGTTGGGGATCGGCTCGGGGCAGTCGAAGCCAGCCTCGCGCCAATGATCGACATAGCGCTTGCCGGTGATGGCGTTGGCGTTGGTGCCGTCATGCGGCAGCTGGATCACCGCGCGCTCGAATTTCCGGGACCGGAGCTCGTTGACGTAATATTCCAGTGGCTGGCCGAGGCCTTCGATGTAGTCGAGCACGCGGATCTGCGGGCCCACCCACTGCGTGACCCACAGGGACATAGCGTCAGCCTTCGCGCCTGCGCCGCCGATATCCACAAAGATTTTGATCGGGAGCAGCGGATCAGCCGGGATGACGCCGCGGCCTATGCGCCCCTGGGCTCGCGCCTCAATGATCTGCTTGGCAAAATAGGCCCCCTCGAATGCGCGCGCATAGCCGCCCTCGTAGGTGTGATCGTAGCGCTCCGGATAGAGCTTGAGCTCGGTGAGGCGCTCCTCTTCGGCGCTCTCATTCCAGAAAGGATTATCTCGCCAATTTGCCTGGACGACGACAGAACCGCTAGGAGGGCCGTTCGGGCCTCGGAAGAAATCATCCACAGCATCGTTTTTCCGCGTCGGATTCCAGCTCGCCCAAATCTCAGACCCCGGCCAGCGGTGGATGGTTGCGCGGAGCAAGGACAGCGAACGAGCGGAGAAAGCCTGCCCTTCATCGATCCAAGCGCGCCGAAATCGCTCGAGCGACTTCACGGATTCGGCGGTATAGTCGCGCATGCCCTTGAAGATGATGATGCCGTCCTTCGGCGTCTCGATCACATCTCGGAAGACCTTGAAGCCATCAGCCTCGCTCAGGCCGTGCTTCGCAAGCTTGTCCTCGATGATCATCTTTGAGCTTTGCGTGAGATCCTTCTGGATTTCGCGGAGGCAGACCATGCGGAGCCCCTCGCCGAAATCTCCGGGGAACCTCACAGCCTCATCTATCGCGAGCTCGCCGAAGAAATGAGTCTTGCCGGAGCCGCGGCCGCCATGCACGGCCTTGTATCGCGCCGGCGCAAGGAGCGGGACAAAGACGCGAGGCGTTTGGATGCGGAGCGCTTTCAATGGTAATGCCCGACGTGCCAGCCACCGCAGAATTTGCAAGCGTAAGGCTCGATATTCTCCTCGCCTTGGGCGCAGCGGAGACGATTAGCCTTGGCCTGGGCGGCCTCCCTGGTGACGTGGCGCACCTTGGATAGACAGGAGCGGTCCATGAACAGGCGACGGCTCAGGGCCTCGCCTTCGAGCTTCTGCATGGGTCACGCTCCAGCCAGAAACGCCGCGCGGCGGCCGCGCATATCCTCGACGGCGGGGATTTCCCCGGCCATCATGGCGCGCAGCTTGGCCTTATCCTCGCGAGACAGCGCCCAGCCGCCATAGCCCCACTCGGTGCGAACCTCGATGCCTACCTTGCGGAGCGCGCGCTTGACCTTCACCATTTGCACATCGATCAGCTTGGGTTCT